GTTGGCTCCGATAGCGTGTCTTTGGAGCAATGCCGTTTTTCCGGTTACGGCGGCATCACTACCGCACGCGGCACTGGTCGCGTGACGTTTCGTGACTGCTCATATTACCGCCGATCTATTATTGACCCCAGCAGCCCCAATTCTACCTTTATTGAAGAAACACCAGACAAAGTTGTTTTTGAAAACTGTGATTTTTATGGTGCGCCTCTCCGCGTCATATCTAGTTCGGATGCATCACCACCTAAAAAGGTTGTTTATCAGAATTGCCGAATTCGCACACCGAATATTGGGCTTATTATTCGCGGCAATTACAATGCGTATGACACTTCAGTAGACGTTATAAACTGTTATTTTGACTGCCCAGGCGGAGTATCGTTTGCTGGCGTTAAAACAATTATCGACATCTCTTTCTGTGACGGCGTTAAAATTGTCGGTTGTTCGTTTAAGAATGGTGCTGTGGATGCTTATGTCGCAGCGGCTTCGTCTATCGGCGCTTTTGATGGTGTGATTTACGATAACTTAAATGGATCGACATTAGGATTGCATTCATCGATTCCTTACGGCGTTCGTAATTTTGGTAAATCAAGTGTTCAGTTAGAAGCAGGTCAAATTACCTTTCCTGCCATGCAAAATCCTAGCACTGATCCAAACACGCTGGATGATTATGAAGAAGGAACATTCTCTCCAACGCTTGCAACGGACGGAACCGATTTTGGCACAGTTTCGTATCGAAATGAACGTGCTGGTTCATACGTCAAAATTGGGCGCATGGTATATTTCCAAATACGCATGGAGACTGGGCCTGTGACCGTTGGCGGTGCGACCGGTAATGTTGTTATTGGTGGCCTTCCGTTTGCAGCCCAGCCTGTTAACGGCATCACTGGCGCACGCAGAGGATACTCCGCTTTTGCGATTGCTGATGTAGCTGGGTGGACTATCAGCCCTCTTAGTGCTGGCATCAGAGATAATGAAAGCATTGTTCGCCTGTTCACTCGCGCTACGATTGGGGCAGCGGATACCGCTCTAGCTATTGCGGATATAGGTAATTCAACTAACGTGAATAATATAACAATCGCCGGTTGTTATATGACGGCATCGTAAGAAGTGGCGCACCTGTAATGATCACTCCATCTTATTCAGCTACTGCAACTGAGCGTGTTCTGCCTCGGATGGCGCTTGATTTTACGACAGGCGTTTTAGATCCACGCGTATCTGTTGTACGGGCGCTTAATACAGCCACACGCGTAAATAGCAGCGGACTTATTGAAGGTGTTAATGCTGACCTTCCACGCTTTGATTACAACCCCGTAACGCTTGCACCTCGCGGCTTGTTAATAGAGGAACTCCGTACAAATTTGTTGACTCGGAGCGAGGAGTTTGAGACTGGGAATTGGGGGAAGGTAAATCTTTCAACAACTGCAAATACCACTACTGCTCCAAGCGGCGCACTTACCGCAGACTCGATTATTGAAAATACTGCTGTCAACGCCTATCACCAAACATCGCAAACTTTCACATCTACCGCAGCGACCACATATAGCTTCTCCGTATTTTTAAAAGCAAACGGGCGCGACACAGCAACTATGATGTTGGGCGCAGGCGTAAACTTTGTCTTCTTTGCGTTTAACTTGACCACGGCAACAGTTGGGGCTGTACAATACGCCGGATCGACATGGAGCAACGGGACTGCCTCAATAACTAACTTTGGCAACGGATGGTATCGCTGTGTCATCAGTGGCCTTGTGTCTAACGCTGCGTCATACAATGCTGTAGTTGAAATAAACGAAGGGGCTAACCGCCAATACACAGGCAATGGCACTAGCGGCCTTTTCGTTTGGGGCGCTCAACTCGAAGCAGGCGCATTTGCCACCAGCTACATCCCCACGGTAGCCAGCCAAGTAACACGCAACGCTGACGTTGTGAGCATGACGGGGACAAACTTCAGCGATTGGTATAACGCTAGTGAAGGTGCGTTACAGGTAAACGCAACTGCTATTTCTGCATCTCAATACGTGAGCGCAGCAGCGATCTACCTTGACGCTAACAATTACATTGCGTTTTCGTTTGGTGATCTTAACAAGCCTAGATTGCTAATCAGAAACGCTGGCACATTTGAAGTCAACACAACTGCTTCTGCGGCCCAAACAAATCCGTTCAATCAATGCGCGGCTTACAAATCTGGCTCTATTTCGTTTGCGTCTAACACCACGCTGATCGTCAACAGCGTTAATAAACCTATCCCGTCCGGCCTAACAGCTTTATATATTGGGTCGAACCCTGCGCTCGGCGCTACCGGTTTTTCAAATGCTTGGTTAACAAAAGTTAATTATTGGCCGCAGCGTTTAATCAACAACGAAGTTATTTCGGTTTCAAAATAAGGACGCCTCATGTCTCTTACTCAAGTCACTTACTCCATGATTTCTGGCCCTGTCGTTAACGCGACGGACTTCGGCGCTGTCGGAGATGGCATTGCAGATGACACGGCGGCCTTAAACGCCTTTTTTGCGGCAGTATCAGGGAAGCACGGCCTTATCCCCGCTGGCACATATAAAATTACTTCGCGTATCAATCTGCCAACACTCACAAACTGCACGATAACTGGTGTTCCGGGGCAGACCACCATTACTGGCAGCTTCGGCTATTCGCTGGTGCTTGCCGTCGAAATGTCAAATGTTCATTGGTACGGGATTGAATTTAATAGCGCCTATAACAACGCAGTCGATGGTAGTCTTAACAACGGCGTTTTTATGCAGGACAGCTTTGACTGCATAAACGTCAGTATTCGTCAGTGTAAATTTACGTCGCCGCTTGGCAATGCACAGGGCCTATCTTTTTTCAATCGGACAAATGCGATAGGAACTGACACTTGCGTCATCAATGGCCTTTGGATTGAAGACAATATTTTTGAGAATATAGGCTCTATTGCGTGCGTCATTTACAATCGGCAGGAAACGTCTGATAAATATGACGCAGCAACACGGGTGTATTTTAACCGGAATCTGGGTAAAAATTTAGGTATTCTTCAGACAAACACCAAAGGCTTTTTGGTAAGTCTTGATGGCTTTGGTTCGCAGTTTACGGTTGATTACAACGATGTTGATAACCCCAATGGCATCGGAATAGAGAATACCGGATGGGTTAAGGGGTCGCTGTCTTACAATACTTTTCGCAATTTTGGAGGTGTTGGCCGTCGATGCCGCGCCATGTCAGTCGCGGATTCATCAGTCACATACCCTGTGTACGAACTAACGGTTATAGGCAATAAGTGCATTGATCCAGCGACGAACAAAAGCTACGCATCTTTTTGCTCTGACAGTTATTTTGCCGGAAACTCATGGGCGCAAACTGGAACAGGTATAGGCTCAGAATCAGGATTTACATTTTTTGATTCATCACGAAACAAGGTTTTCGGCGATATTTATTCATCCGATCAATCATACGCTGTACGTTTTCAAAGCACGACAGGAACCTGTCAGGGTAACGTAGTTCACGCAGCGCAATTTGATACGTCCGCAAGTGCTGCAAACGTCGCCGTCATAAATTTTGATGGGGCGGCGACATCTGGCAATGTGGTTTTTGGTTCACTAGCTAAAGGCACGGGTGGGGCTTTTGTTACCAATACAAACAGCGCAGCCAATAACGAAACTGGTTATGACGCTACGGGAAGCGGAAACTTAGGCGTTACCTTTGCCGTGGCTGGAAACTTAAATTTTGCAGGAACCACGCCATTTAAGTGGACGCGCAAAGGCAACCTCTGCACCGTGTCTTTTGCAATAGACAGCACAACTTTTACGCACACTACAGCATCCAGTTTTTTACGTTTAACTGGGCTACCGTTCACAGTAGCAAGCGGCGACGAATCTGGCTTAGGCGCAATGTCCGCTGTTCAAGGGATTACTAAAGCTAACTACACACAGTTTGGCGTCCGCGCCTTTGCGGGGCAAACATATATGTTAATATATGCATCAGGTAGCGGTCAAAATGCGGCTTTAATCCAAGCCAGTGATATGCCTTCTGGCGGAACCTTGGCTTTATACGGCTCTGTAACTTATTTTGTTCAAGACACATAAAATTAACTGATATTGCCAGACTGCATCAAATGATGTAGTCTGGCCTACAACCGTACTGATGCGGCTCATCAGGAACTCTTTAAGGGTTAAACATGGACGATAATGTTCCTATTGAAGCGGATGCCTCCGCGCCAGAACTCGAAGCCACGGCAGCAATCGAGCCTGTAGAAAACACGACGCCGGAAACGCCTGCTGAACAGGAAGCATCTAAGACCTTCTCACAAGAAGAACTAGACGCGATTGTAGGCAAGCGACTTGCGAGAGAACAACGCAAGTGGGAACGAGAGCAAGCACAAAGGCTGACAGAAGCACAGTCTCGGCAACCGGCGCAATCGCCAACCGATCTGACTCCTGAGCAGTTTGACACTTACGAAGATTATGCCGACGCCTTGGCAGAGCATAAAGCGGAAGTGTTGCTGGAACGGCGGGCAACCGCCAGAGAACAGCAGGCATTGCTTGAGCAGTACCATGACCGTGAAGAAACGGCGCGGGATAGATATGACGACTTCGACCAAGTCGCCTACAATCCTAACCTACCCGTCACGGATTACATGGCACAAAGCATACAGTCTTCGGACGTTGGCCCTGACCTGCTTTACTGGTTAGGTACCAACCCCAAAGAAGCTGATCGCATTTCTCGCTTGAACCCGATCTTGCAAGCAAAGGAAATCGGAAAAATTGAGGCCGGATTGGCTTCTAATCCGCCGGTTAAGAAAACTTCAACCGCCCCGGCACCGATTGCTCCTGTCACTGCACGTTCTACTGGCACCAGCCAGTACGATACGACCGACCCTCGCTCGACTAAGTCGATGAGTACGTCGGAATGGATCGAAGCAGAACGACTGCGGCAGATCAAGAAGTACGAGGCACAACGTAACCGTTAAATAGGGAATACCCCATGTCCAATAGCATTTTAACCATTGATATGATCACGCGGAAGGCTCTCGAAATCCTTGAGAACAACCTCGTGCTTACACGTAACGTAAACCGCCAGTACGACGACAGCTTTGCTGTTGAAGGCGCCAAGATCGGCTCAACTCTGCGTATCCGTCTTCCAGACCGTGCGCTTGTTACCGACGGTGCAGCCCTTCAGGTACAGGACGACAACGAGCAGTTCACAACGCTGACCGTTGCCAACCAGAAGCACATCGGCGTTAACTTCACGACTGCTGAATTGACGATGCAGTTGGATGATTTCGCAGAGCGCGTTCTCAAGCCACGTATCTCGCAGCTTGCTTCCAGCATCGACGCTGACGTTGCAAACGCGTATGCAACCATCGGTAACTCGGTCGGCACGCCCGGCACTACGCCAGCTACTTCGGCTGTTCTTCTTGCTGCACAGCAGAAGCTGAACGAAAACGCTGCTGTAATGTCGCCACGTTATGCCACCGTCAACCCAGCCGCAAACGCTGGCTTGGTCGAAGGCATGAAGGGCTTGTTCAACCCAACCGACACCATCAGCAAGCAGTTCAAGAACGGCATGATGGGTACTGGCGTACTTGGTTTCGACGAAATCAATATGTCGCAGTCCATCAAGCAGTTCACCACTGGTACGCGCGACGCAACCGGCGGTTCAACTTCGGCTGCTGTCACGTCGGAAGGCGCGACAACCATCGCCATCACTGGCGCTGGTAACGGCGACACCGTCAAAGCTGGCGACGTGTTCACTGTAGCTGACTGCTTTGCAGTTAACCCACAGACACGTGAAAGCACAGGTTCGTTGTTCCAGTTCGTCGCTTTGGCGGATGTAACTTTGAGCGGTTCGGGCGCAGGCAACATCACTGTTGCACCTGTCTACTCGGCTGGTCACGCACTTGCCACTGTCAACGCACTGCCCGGCAACAGCAAAGCTGTTGTATTCGTCGGTGCTTCTGGCAGCCAGTACGCGCAGAACCTCGTATACCACAAGGATGCCATCACCTTTGCAACCGCCGACCTTCTGCTCCCACAAGGCGTAGACATGGCTTCGCGTCAGGTACATAACGGCATCTCGCTTCGCGTTGTTCGTCAGTACGACATCAACAACGACCGTATGCCTTGCCGTATTGACGTTCTGTATGGCTACAGCACGATCCGTCCGCAAATGGCCGTCCGGATGTGGGGCTAATTTAATCATGGCCTCCGGTTCGCCGGGGGCCATAACTTTTCAGGAGAATTATCATGGCATTACCAAATGGCGGTTCCGCCTATCAGGTTTCAGATGGCAACGTTGATGCAGCCAAGCTGCTCGGCGGCTCGATCCTTACTGCTTCATCGGGCGCAGGCATCTACTTCCTTACGACTGCAATCACTGCAAACAGCACGACGACCGACGCCCCTGCGGGTTCGATTGGCGTGACCACGAACGCAACAGGACTTGGCAAGATGTTCATTTCCGACGGCACTAAGTGGCAGTTCGCTGTCGTCGCTTAACCAATTTGGGCGGCTTTCGGGCCGCCCATTTTCAGGAGATCAATCATGCCTAATACTAAAGCAGTAGGCGTTGCTTACGCCGATCCTTCATTTGAAAGCGTAACTGTCAGCGGCGGGATTGTTGCAAACGGTGGCGTTATCGCTTCTACCATCCAGACTACTGGCGATATTGTCGCTGCCAACCTTAATGCTCGCGTCTATATCCTTAGCACTGCAATCACCGCTAACACGACAACCACTTCTGCCCCTGTTGGTTCGCTTGGTATCACAACCAATGCAACTGGCCTTGGCAAGCTGTTCTACGCAGACGGCACCAAGTGGCAGTTCATGGCGATCAGTTAATTAATCTGGGCGGCTTTCGGGCCGTCCATTTTACGGAGTTTCTATGGCTGTTATCTACCTTGTTCACGACGTCCACGGCGCAAAAGTTGCTATCTCAGAAGAGGAAGCGCGCAGCGACGAAGAGTTTGGTTGGGAACGCTATTACCCTGACGCCCCTGTAGAGGCGCCCGTTAACGAAATGTCGGCAGGCAGCAAACGCCGCCGCGCAACGCAGGAAGACTAACCAATGGAAACGGCTGGGGACATAATTAACGGTTCGCTTAGGCTTCTAGGCGTTCTTGCAGAAGGCGAAGTTCCATCGGCTGAAACGTCGCAAGACGCACTGCGCGCCATGAACCAGATGATTGATAGCTGGAACACTGAGCGCCTCGCGGTCTACGCGACGCAAGACCAGATATTCATGTGGCCTGCCGGCCAGTTGTCGCGCACGCTTGGCCCTTCTGGCGACTTCATCGGCAACCGCCCTGTGCTGCTTGAGGACTCGACGTACTTCCGCGACCCCGGCACTGGCGTCAGCTACGGCATCAAATTCATTAACCAGCAGCAGTATAATGGTATCGCGGTCAAGACCGTGACGTCTACCTACCCGCAGGTTATCTTCGTCAACATGACGTTCCCCGACATCGAAATGTACATCTACCCGCGCCCTACGCGCGAACTGGAATGGCACTTCATTTCGGTTGAAGAACTCACCCAGCCTGCAACGCTGGCGACCACACTGCATTTCCCGCCCGGCTATCTGCGTGCGTTCCGTTACAACTTGGCGTGCGAGATGGCACCTGAGTTTGGCGTAGAGCCGTCACCGCAAGTGTCGCGTCTGGCTATGGCATCGAAGCGCAACCTGAAGCGCATCAACAACCCTGACGACATCATGTCCATGCCATACAGCATCGTGGCGACGCGTCAGCGGTTTAACATCTTCGCGGGCAACTACTGATGAAGACGCCGATCCTTGGGTCGGCGTATGTCGCAAGAAGCGTCAACGCCGCAGACAACCGTATGGTCAACCTCTTTCCGGAGATCGTGCCGGAAGGCGGCAAAGAGCCTGCCTTTCTTCAGCGCGCGCCGGGGCTAACCCGTCTGGCTACCATCGGCATCGGGCCTATCCGCGGGATGTGGACGTATGGCGACTACGGCTATGTCGTGTCTGGCCCTACGCTGTTTCAGGTAGACAGCAACTGGAACGCGGTCGCCAAAGGCACCGTAGGCGGCACTGGCCCTGTCAGCATGGCTGACAACGGCACGCAGCTATTCATCGCTGCCAACCCGCAGGGCTACATCTACAACGCCAACACCGACGTGTTCCAGCAGATTACCGACCCTGACTTCCCCGGTGCAGGCACGGTCGGCTACATCGACGGCTATTTCGTGTTCAACGAGCCCGGCACGCAGAAGATTTGGGTTACGCAGCTATTGGATGGAACAAGTGTTGACCCATTGGAGTTTGCCAGTGCCGAAGGCAACCCCGACAATGTGGTTGCTATCTTTGTGGACCACCGCGAAGTCTGGGTGTTCGGCAGCAACTCAACCGAAGTCTGGTACGACGCAGGTCTGCTCGACTTCCCGCTGACGCGTATTCAAGGTGCGTTCAACGAACTGGGCTGCGCGGCGCCGTACAGCATCGCCAAGATGGACAACCAGATTTACTGGCTGGGCAAGGACGCCCGCGGTCAGGGCATCGTCTACCGCGCCGCTGGCTACATCGGTCAGCGCGTGTCAACGCACGCTATCGAATGGCAGATGCAAGAGTATGCCGACATCTCGGACGCCACAGGCTACACATACCAGCAGGACGGCCACAGCTTCTACGTTCTGAACTTCCCGACCGCCGATACGACATGGGTGTATGACGTCGCCACCGGCGCATGGCATGAGCGCGCGTCGTTTGTTAACGGCCAGTTTAACCGTCACCGCGCCAGCAGCCAGATGTTCTTCAACTCTACCACCGTTGTCGGCGACTACCAGAACGGCAAGATTTACGAGTTTGACCTGAACGTGTACGCTGACGACGGTCAACCGCAGAAATGGCTGCGGTCGTGGCGGGCGCTGCCGACAGGCGCTAACAACCTCGCCCGTACTATCCAGCACTCCATGCAGCTTGACTGCGAGACAGGCGTTGGTCTGAACAACGGCCAAGGCAGCAATCCGCAAGTGATGCTGCGTTGGTCCGACGATGGCGGTCACACATGGTCGAACGAACACTGGAAGTCGATGGGGCAGATTGGCCGGTCTGGCTACCGCACGATCTGGCGCCGCCTTGGTGCGACACTGAAGATACGCGACCGCGTCTACGAGGCGTCAGGGACTGATCCTGTACGCATCTACATCATGGGTGCTGAACTGCTGCTGTCAGGGACGCGGGCCTAATGGCGCTTTCACCGATTAACCCTACACAGTTAACGCCGCCGCGCGTCGATCTGATCGACCCGCGGTCAGGCGCTATTAGCCGTGAATGGTATCGGTTCTTCCTGTCGCTGTTGACTGCGACGCAGACCAACCAAGATGAAATCGAGTTAGCGCCTGACGCTACATCGCTGATAGCGTCCTACGACGCTATGCTGGAGTCGCTGGCGCAGACCACAGAGAGCGCGCCTGACTGTTGCAGCGCGACGGCAGATGTAGACGCTAAGGTAAACAGCCTCGCGCAAGCTACCGCCAGCGCACCGCCTGCCGCGTCGGAAAGCGAAATCGCGGTCATTCAGACGCAGCTTCAGGCGCTGGCATTAGCGCCGCCACCAAAAGAATTTATCTCGCCGCGCTATGGCTCGTTCTACGACACGACCGATCAGACCGCCGCTGTCATTAACACGGCCTATGCCATGACGTTTAACGCCACCGATATAACTTACGGCGTCACACGCGGCACACCAACGTCGCGCATTTATGTTGACCGCTCTAACATCTACAACATACAATTTTCCGCGCAGTTTATTAACACTGGCGGCGGCGCTCACCGCGTTTGGGTGTGGCTACGCAAGAATGGCACCGACGTAACCAACAGCGCGACCGTCGTTCGTATTCAAGGAAACAACACTGAGGATGTCGCAGCGTGGAACTTTCTGCTACAGATGAACGCAGGCGATTATTTTGAGTTGATGTGGGAAGTAGACAACACCGGCGTGTCGCTGCACGCAGACCCTGCCACGGCTGTTCACCCAGCCGTCCCATCAATTATTTTGACCGTGACTGACAACGTGAGTTCCTTGGAGGTATAAATGGCCGTATCAATTAGTAACATCATCCCCGCCAAGACAGCGGAGAACAGCCAGACGACGCAGTACACGTCGAATGGCGTGCAGACAATCATCGACAAGTTTACCGCGACGAACTACAGCGTTTCGGCTGCGACGATTAGCGTCAACCTTGTTTCGGCTGCGGGCAGCGCCGGCAACGATAACTTGATTGTCAAGACCAAAACGCTCCAGCCGTCTGAGACTTACACCTTTCCTGAACTGGTCGGCCATGTGCTGCCTAACAATGGCTTCATCAGCACAATTGCTGGCACGGCGTCGGCCATCAACATCCGCGCGTCAGGTCGTCTGGTTAGCTAATGCCGGTGACAGTCCGCACTGCTACTGTCGAAGACATACCAAGCTATATGGACTTGGCGGAAGCGTTTGTGGCGACAACACCTGTCAACCATCTGATCCCGTTCGACCGTGACAGCACTGCGGCGTTCGTCGAAGGCGCGCTGGACAACGAAAACATGGTTGTTTTGGTGGCTGAAGATGATACCGAAATAGTCGGCATCACGGCGGCGATTGCGTACCCTATGTACTTCAACCCATCAAAGCTGGTGGCGCAGGAGTTGTGGTGGTATATCAAGCCAGACGCACGGGGCGGAACAGCATCAAAATTGCTGTTTCAAGAGATAGAAAAATGGGGTAAGAGTAAACAAGCCGAAGCTATGTTTATGATTGCGTTGGACAACGACCGCGTCACGACTATGGCAAAAATGTACGGACGCTTAGGATACGCGCCCACAGAACGTGTATTTGTAAAGGGATTAAACTGATGGCAATCACCACAGG